AAGAGATCTCAACATGTCAATAGTAGGAAAATAATCTAGCACTTCTCTCCGTGGCATGCTATTTGCAACATAATATATGCACAGATCGGTGCCTTCAATGTGTCGCCAAGCAGATCTCGAATAAAAATAAGACTGTGTATGGTTGTTTGTAACATGCCCATCAAACTGACTTGGTTGAGATTTAACAATAATAACTTCGTCACTCTGTTTCTCAATCAATTTCATAAAATGATGAGGTACTATAAAATAGTTCTGTTTAATAAAAAAACCATTAACAAACTTAGTTCCAGCAATAATTAAAACGACATTACTTTTAACCTTATCCTTCAAATCTTTTGAAACATGCGTATTAGGAAAACCCACGACTTTTGATATATGTGGTTTAACCCACACATTCTTTTTCTGTGCATTATGATCTAACTCTTCCATACTTAAAGGTGTCAAATTGCCTTGTGGGGAAATTTGCTTTTTCAACATTCCCCAAAAATGTTTCATAAAAAGACAAAAGATCAAACTCATGGACAAAATAGAACCGACAATGTATTTACCATCATTAGTGCACATTTAAAATAATTGTCGTACGTTCTTAAAAAATATCTGTATTTCACCAAAACATGAACAGAAATCACAGACCATAATCCAAAAAATGGTAACGATAATGGTGCCAGTGAACATGAAATAACTCCTAATGCAATGTTTCTATAATCACTTAAAGAAGCTACTAAAGGACCACAACTAGACACAAGTGACCATCTAGACATGTGTTGACACATGCAATGAAACTGACGTCGGTAACTTTCAGTATCAACAAACTGAGGATCGTGAATCTCTTTATGTGGATATTCAGACGCCATCTTCTTGCTCAAAAATTCAGGAATGGTTTTCATCTGTTTAACTACATTTACCTGTTCAATCGAATGTTGCTTGGACATTTTCGTAATAATGTCTAAGGCTGTAATTATATCGACAGGCATTGCATCACCGTTCTTATCTGCACATACAGGTACTTTAACAATAGTCGCAGTACCCCCAATAGAATCTGGGTTTCCTGATTTAACAGTCCACAGGCGAATGTCCCAAATATCGGGCATTAAAATGTCTTCTTCGCTTGCTCCACATGATCGTAACATCTCTTGATGTGCAATGACTTTATGCTTGTCAAGCATGTAATTCTCTGGGTTAACGTCAGGATCTATGGCAAATTTTTGTTTTACACGCAAATTTATCCAAACATTAAATCTTCGCAATATCGACACTGGCTCATTAGAATAAACTTTAGCGTTCAACCCATCAACATTTGTTGTGACAATGACTGCTTTGGGACACAAAGGTATTTTACCCTTTGACGACAAATCGGCCATAACAGGATAAGCTGGCACATTGTTAATGTACTCTATAATTTTTTCTAAAGGTGATTTCTTTGTGAAATCAGTTTTAGTATTGCACATGTCATCCAAAATGATGGCTTCTGTTCCGTACGTGTAATTAGAGAAAAATTCATCATTTGGATTTGTCACTTTACGCATCTCTGCACTTGGGTCACCACCCTGAGCTATGATGCTAACAGTCGACACCATACTAGTGAACGTAGATTTACCAACAGATGATCCCCCATGTATTAACACTCCAAATGGCGCTTTACGCAATTCACCACAAAGCATGAGTCTAGTTAATGTTTGTAACATGCCGTCTATTTCCTGCCATTTGCGTTGAATAATCACTGCCTCGTGAGTGTTAACACGAGAAAGAGACGCATAAACTTCTTTGTAATACGTGATCAACTCCGCTGCCCGCGATCTAAATACGACATCATCAGGAAAAGGAGTTAACTCCCACGCCATGTCTTGTATAGACGACCAAGATGAAGTTATGGAAACGTGCAAATTAGCCATCTCATACGCAATATTGTCATCAAATAGCAACGGGCGAAAAGACTTATGCTTAAAACATAAATAACCTATACGTGTAAAATACTGTGCTATTTCGCCTGCCAAATCAAAAATATCAGTAATAGTTGGTTTGGACTTGTCAAGAGATTTCAAAAACCCATCACGAAAAATTTTTACACCAGCAATTGTAAACTGTAAGCTTGAAGACCTACAACTTGCAAATGATACAAGCATTGTCAACAATCGCATAGCCAGCTCTGCAGCAGGTGATTTCTGAATTAACTTGTATACATCAAAAGACTTATTAAACATTGCTATGAAATCACTAAAAATGCCGTTATCAGATTGAATCTCCATATTACCATGTACAACACCCCGAAACATGTCCCTTATGTATGGTGACAACATTTCAAATCCCAATGCTCGCAAGGTGTTATAAGTTATGGTTGTGAACTGCAAAAAGCTTCTGCTTTCACGAACTGAAACAATATAGCAAGCCCAAACATCAACATTTCCATAATTGGGATATACCATGTTATAAGTTTGCATTGCATTAATATAAACACCGTTAAACAACTCAGTGTTCATGAAGCGAGAAACAATTATGCGTTCAAAATAAAACCTACTACGCAAAATATCATAAATATCT